GAGCTGTCAGAACTAGCCGGGTTTGTCGCACTCGGGTTGCTATGCACCATCCGGATCGGGTTCTGGATGAACTTGAACACATCGTTTGCCGAATGGCTTTGCTTGGTCGTGCCCCATACCCCGCGCTTCTTAACCTTGAGCTTACATAGCCTGGTATTCTTGCCTTTATAGTAGATCCATTCCGTACCGTGATAGATCACCCCTTCGTTATCCATCGCGCCTATGGCAGTACGGTGTGTGGCGTCCACCAAAAACTCAAGCCAGGTCGGGTTGTCACCGCTCGCAAAGGCAGTCTTCAACGTCAGCGAAAATCCTGGCTTCATCGAAAGGTTGAACCACACCTTCGTGGACGACGTATTCGGTCCATCGATCCACCGTTTGATCTCCGTCGCCCCATTAAAGATGCGCAGGTCGTCGCAGTCTGCCTGCATCTTGCCCGCAGTCACCAAAGCCGCTGTATCCACCACCACACACCACGGACGATATCCAAAGTTGATCCCCGGTACATTGACGAACTGATACAGGTTTTGCTTAAAGAATCCAGAGGCAGGCGCCGTCACCGCGGTCAGTTCCGCGATCAACCGCGTCTCATCATCCCCACCCACATCAATGTCCAGATACCCGCTGCTGCCCGTCATGGTCAGTGTATCCGTGTCAGCGTCTACAGCTCGCCATGCCGTCGCCCCTGTTTGCAGCATCGCCAGAAACCGATTCGGATATCCCGGATCCTGCTGCAGCTTCAGCACACGGCACGGCTTCAGATAAGCAATACCATCGTCCTGAAACGTCACTACCAGGTCGCCCAGGGTGCCGCGCTTGAACCACGTCTTGAGCTGTGAGATCAAGGCATGCCGGTTGGCAACACTGCGCACCTCGATGCTCAAGACATGCGTCTGCGGATCAACGTTATAAATCCCCGCATCCATCGCGTCGGCATCTGTCTCGCTCAGGAAGACCGGCGACGCCTGAGTGGTATCGTGCGGATTCAATAGCACGGTTCGATACGACGCGCTGTTGAGGGAATGTTCATTGTAGGTATTTACAGTATGCAACATAAGATTGTTTCCATAGAAACGCTACGCCCGCTTGCCTTTCAACAGCGCCCCCAGGCTGCCCGGCGGGGTGCTCCCCTGAATGATCACCGGCGAAAAGAACTGGAAGCTGTCAGTGTTCGACTGTTGCACGGATTGCCCGCCCAGAGATGCCCCTGCCGCCAGCCCCAACCCGCTGCCTGCCGCAGCAAAACTGCGCCCGATATCCCGCAAAGACAAAGACGATGCCCCACCCGGAAGGGTGATGGCGCCCAAAATAGTATCGATCATCGTTTCCACAATCGCCACCACCGCGTCATACAACGCCCCCGCGCCGCCTACCAACCCATCTACCATCCACTGGATCACCGACTCACCCGCCTGCACGAACTGGATCGCATTGATCGCCAGGGCATAGATGATATTCTCCAAAAAGGCGCTCCCAGCGGCCAATGTCTGATCTGGAATCGCATCTACCAAGCCCTCTGCAAGGGCAAACAGCAATTCCTTCCCCGTCGTCAACAAACTTGGGATGATCCTCTTCAGCGCATTGATCAAGGTCGGGAAAAACTTCCCCTCGATCACATACCCCGAAAGATAAGGCAGACTCTTGGCAATGCCATCCGCGATGGCAATCAGCAACGTGCCAGCCACCTCCACCAAAAGCGGCAGGTTCTCCAACAGCGTCTGCACGATCAACAAAACGGCTTCCACGATCGCAGGGATCAATTCAGGCGCGGCTTCAGTAAGTCCCTGAGCCAGCGCAATGATCGCCGCCAGTGCCGCCTCGATCAACATCGGCAGGTTCGCCACGATCGCATCGATCAGCACCAGCAAAATATCAACGCCAGCCCCAATCAAACCCGGCAGGTTCTCCACAATAAAATTGAGCAACGCCGTCAAAATTGAGATTGCCGCCGTAAGCATCGAAGGCAGCGCAGCCGTGATCGCATTCAGAATGGACTGCACGATCGCCAGCCCTGCCGCCAACATCTGCGGAGCCTGCTGTGCCACATCCGTGGCGATCTTCGTCACCAGCCCGGTCAACCCTTCAGCCAGTTTTCCAAAGTCACCATCTGAGCTATTGACGATATCTTTGAACATCCCAAGGTATTCGCCAACCTGGTCGAACACAGACTGAAAGCCCGGCAGGAACGCGGTCAGCAACGTCCCGACCGTTCCCTTCAAGCCAGCCTGCAAACTTGCCAGCGTATCGTCAAACGCTTCGAAGGCAGCCACGTCCTCTTCGGACATCACCGCCCCAACGTTATGCGCCTCATCTGCAAGCCTCGCCAGTTCATCCGACCCAGCCGCGATCAGCGGATTAAGTTCCTGCGCGCTCTTTCCAAAGAGTGCCATCGCCAGCGCATCACGCTCAGCCGGGTTCTCGATCTCACCCAACCGGTCGATCACGTCCGCGAACACATCCTGCGTACTTCGCAGATTGCCTTCTGCATCTTCAACAGACACCCCCAGCGTTTTGAAAGCCTCAGCTTGCGCACCGGTTCCATCTCGCCCTTCAGCCATCGCACGCACCAGCCGCGACTGTGCGCCGGTGATCGTATCGAGACTCGTCCCCACCTGGTCGCCGATGTATGCCATTTCCTGCAGCTGCTCAACCCCTATGCCCGTCTTGGCAGACATATCCACCAATTCAGCAGATGTGCCAGCCACATCCAGCATCATGCCGGTCAACGAACTGCCGATGGCAATCACAGCAGCGATCAGACCCAGCGCAACGCCAATGGTTGTTTTGATCGCGGCTCCCACTCCGCTCAGCACGGTCTCAAAGCCTTTCAGCTTTCCACCAGTTTCATCGGTGTTTTCGCCCAGGTCTTCAACACTTTCACCAGTCTCATCGGTGCCGCTTTGCATCTCATCCAGCGCTTCGCTGGTCGTACCAAGTTCACGCTCCATCTTGTTGAGCGTTTCGGTTTCTTTATTTAGCTTGATCTCAGCTTCCTGTGCTGCCCGGCTGTTTTCGCCGTTCACTGTCACCAAGCGCTGATGCTCAGCCCGTAACGCATCCACCTTCAATTTCTGGATGTCGATTTGGCTGTTAAGAGATTTGATTCGCGATTCGAGACCCGTGGCGTCGTTCTTCCAATCGCCCAGGGCAGCCGCGCCCGATTTGAAGCTGCTCTCCAAAACGCGCAGTTCCCGATTTGCCGCCCCAATCGCGGTCTTAAAATCGGTCGTGTCAATGCCGAGTTTTCCAGATAGTTTCTCTACTTCGCTCATATCTCACAACCAATTCACCTGATCTGCATACACCCTTGGCGCGTCTTTTTTTCCTTGCTTCCAACGCGCGTAATAAAAAACGAATGGGATCAGGCTTTCAATATCCGTCAGGTCGATCTCCCGCAAACTCCAGCGGAACGACTCGACCAGACTGCACTTAAGATCAAGGAACCAATTCCCATCTCGGTCTATTTCCTCTTCCGAGATGGGGGCGTAGGGTTTCCTGCGAATTGCCTTGCCAGTTGGTTGGCTCGTCCAAGCACCTGCCCCACGATCGACATACACTCGACCAGGTCGGTCTTTCGCTTCAGGTCATCAACCGTAAATTTATTGCCATAAAATTCAACGATGAACTGATACAGCAGATTGAGCTGCTCTACAGTCGCCTCGTTCTTCTCCTTCATTTTCGCCAGCCCCGCCTGCACCTGAATGGCGCTGTCTAGCAAATAAGTTGGAATGCGTGAACGAGAGTGAGTAATTTCGACCTCATCGTCATCTGTATAAAATACCAGTGTGATAGGTTCCATTTTTTCTACCTTCCAAGGTTCCCTCCTCCCTCAGTGACGAAGGAGGGAACCTCATGATTAACTAGGCGGTCGTGAAGCTGATGACCGTGTTGGCATACGTCTGACCGTAGATATCCGTCACGTTGTTGATCGTGATGTAATACTCGGTCGCAGAAGACAGGTTCGAGTCCGGGTTGATCGTGATCACCGTGCGAGCCGCATTGATCGTGATCGCAGCCGCAACCGCCGAGTCGTCCGATCCCTTCACCAGACCAATACCCAGCAGGGCATTGCCATCCAACGCATTATTGAAGGTCAACGTCTGGTTCGAGCTCACAACCACACCGGTGGCGTTATCCAACGGGCTGGCAGTCAATGAGAGCGCGCTCGGGCTTCCAACGACCGGCACCTGCACATTGCTGAACCAGGTCGCGCCATCGAAGCCATCCGCATCCTCATCACCGACCACACGCTTCGCGCCATCGTTGATGTCACCCAGATCGAACTGGTAAATGGTCTTTACAGCAGTAAAGGTGATCTTGGTGGTCTTCGGGTCCGGCGAATCGGTCTTCGTGGCGGTTTCCTGTGCAGGCGAAGAGAATTTGCCTTTCAGGTATTGGAAGTACAAATAGCTGCCATTGCTCTTCACCGAGCGGAAAGACAGTGCCACATCGGGCGGGGTGCCGCCATTATCGAACATGCGCCCGGTGGCAGCGTCGTACACTTTGCCAAGCACCAGCGCCTGCATCTCCAGCGGGATGGCAGTCACCTCGATGTCGATCTTGGTTTCGCCCTCTGCAGTCATCACGTCAAAGGTTCCATCGTCGGCAAATTGTGTTTTACTGTTCACCGTTGGTGATTGGCTTGCTCCCACGGCAGGCGCAAAATACTGCGGGGTTCCAGCGGCATAGGCAGAGGAATCGTCCTGGGACACCAGCGCAATATACAGATCGCGCAAGCCCAGTACACTTTTTCGTTCAGCTTGATTCGTCATGGTTATTCTCCTTACACATAGATATATTCGACAGCAAGCCCATAATGATGGGTGTTTGGGTCCTGCGGCAATTGGCGCATATCACCTTTAACAAAGCCTGCCGCGATCATCGCAGCATCTACGCTGTCGCTCGAAGGGATCCCCGCCTGATCCCAAAAATTTAATTGCATCTGATACGCTCGCTCCGTTTCCAGGTCGTCGGCATGTTGTGCCGCTGGGCTGGGCAGCAATTGATAGGTTACAAACGCGCTGGGTAACGAACCTTTATAGGGCGCGACCGCATACTGGATGGCAGGGCTGACGGTTGCCAGGGCGCTGGCTGTACGCTCAAAGATGGTGGTCATTTTTACAAGCCCATTTGTTTCATCATGGTTTTCATGGCTTTTCGGAGCCGGTTCTTCAGCAAATGACCGCGAAACGTAGGGCGCACAAATGGTTCTGCCGCTTGGCGTGTATTACCAAACTCTTTGTAGATTGCACCCGGGGCTTCACCGCCGCCCGCAGTGGCTTCCAAAAAAATATAGTTACCATCTCGTTGAACGCCGCTGATCTGGATGCTGTTTGCGGTTTCGCCAGTCCACTGCTCCGATGTTCTTTTCAAGTTATCGCGCAGTTCATTTTCAACATACGGCTCCTCGTCTCGCAACAGCGTTTCCACAGCGCTATCAATATCTTGACCAGCTTTAGCCAGGTCTTCCATGAACAGAGACAACGCCTTAAATTCCAGTTCACCACGCACAGGCATCTTTAGACCGTCCCTTCCACACGTTCAACGCGCAGCACGGTCCAGTGATTGCGACCGCGCACGTGATCAACCGAGAAGATCTTCCACGCCGCTGAATCTTTCAGCACTTGCCAGGTCGCGAGCACATCGCTGCGGTAGCGAATGGTCACCGTGGCACGCTGCACAGATTTCTCAGCATCATTGGCGACAGTTTCCTGCCCGTGATCGTTGACCCACAACGCCCAGACCGTAGGGTCCGTGGCAATGTTGGCATAGGCTTCAGTCTGCGCACCACTGCCCGCCTTGCTGATGGTCGGCGACTGAAAGGTAACACGATCGCGCATGTCGCCTACCTGGATATCGATTCCGGCCATTAGGCACTCACATCCTCGGCAGGGTGTTTGAGCACCACCACATATTGGTTGTCTGAAAGGTCAGATGAATTCGTTTGTTGGATTTGACCGTCAACCGTAATAATGCTCTCGAACTTTGAGGATTGATCGCCACTCACGCCATAGACTCCGATCAACTTGATAACAACATCGCCGATACGAGCCTCATCAAAAGCTACGCTGCCAGACGTGCTGCCGCCGTTGAATTGATATTTGCGATAATTCATCGCCTTGGCTTCGAGCTGCATGAGCGTGGAACGTACAGCCAAAGGGGCTTGTCCCACCATGCTGGGATTGTCATACCAGAAGGTGAGCAACATGCCCGCAGCGACCAACGCTGTGTTGTCAACACTGGCATCCGATGCCCAGTCATGCCCGGTCGCGTTCTTGATGTAGTCATCGACCAGGGGCAGGAGTTGCAACATGACTGCATCCGTAACGCTGGTACGGATGAAATTTGCAGCTTGGGCGGCGGTCAGGATGTTAGACATAGATCGGTTCCTTGGGACTCTCCCTGCGGGAGCCAGTATTCCCGCAGGGAGAGGGTTTCTTCAGGCAGGGAAGGTAGGACTGCCTGGGATTCCAGTGTTTCTACAGCAACGGCTTAGCCGAGCAGGGTGGCGATGGCTTCCTGCTTGACGGCTTTGACGCCCCAAGACAAACCCACTTCGAAGATAACTTCGTGGTAGGCGGGGTACATGGACACGAGGAAGGAAATGCCACTGTAGGCATCGGTGATAACTTCGTGCTGGCCGAGAGCGCCTTCCTTGGGAAGTTTGGGTGTGCGCGCCAGCAAATGCACGGCGTTGCGTTCAAGCGCGAAGTTGCCGGTGTAGGCGGCGCCAACCGAAAGCGGATCATTATTGACCCATGCCACACGGTTGCCAGGTTTGGCAAGCGTGACGACATTGGTTGCCAGGGCAGTGTTGACCACGTATTTATTCGTATCGCGACTGGTTTTGGTGTTGGTAAGGATGTCACCAGCAAGGATGGTGCCTGAGCCTGTATCCACGGTGATGGCGGTTGATCCAGCAGCATAGCCAGCAGTTAAGTTGACCAGGTAGCCGGTGCCGGTGCCGGGGGTGTGTGCGGCGATCTGACCTGATTCCTGAATGTTGAATCCTTCGAGGCGGGTCAGGCGCGCATCGCGTAAGACAGCATCTTCGCCAGCTTCGTTGACCTTGAAAAGGCTGGACTGTTTGCCACGCAGGTTCGCGCCTGCAGAGCTGTTGAGCACCAGACTCATTTCGCCATCGATCCAGGCGCCGTTATCGCGCAGGATCTTGCCAATCTGGGCGATGTCGCTCAAGTCGGAGGCGGTGCCAAAGGGAGTGGTGCCTGCCGTGCCATAAGCACGGGACGCACCTTGTTTGGCGGCAGTGAAAAGATCGGTTTCGACTTCGTTGACCAGAGTGCGGAAGGCTTGCGCCATTTGCGACATCTTGATGCCGTCATGAATGGCACCCACAGACTGTTCTTCTTCACCGCTCCAATGGAATTGCACTTTGCGGCTCTTGTTGATGGTCATGGTGCCGTAGGAAACGGTCTGACCAGTGGGTTCGGTTGGAACCGCGGCGGGAGTGATATCGGCAGCAGACATGCTGGGCACGATTGGATAGCTGATGGTTTGATCCTTGGCAGCCTGTTCGGCGGACGCATTGAGATGCACAGCAGGAATGAAACCAACCTGCTCGCGCAAAACACGGTCAACGACCTGATAGATGGTGGGAACCAATCCAGTAAGGGTATTTGCAGACATGGATTATTACCTCTCTTTCAAATTATTTATTCGACCTTGCCGCCGCGGTTAGCGAAGGCAAGACGTTTGCGCGGGGTCATTTGATTGAACTCCGCGAGAGTCATCACATCCTTCGGTTTAGCCTCATCAGAGGCGTCCGGGGATGTGGGGGAGGCGGGCACAAAGAGCTTGGCAACGTCGCTGGGGGTATTAGCTTTCACGAGGCGGTCGTACAGGGATTGTTTCGCTTCGTAATCGGCTTGCAATTCATCCAGCTTGGATTGCAGAGCCAGCGCGTTTTGCGTCGCTTCTTCAGTTCCCGCATTTAGCAATTCGGCAATTTCGGCTGCTTGTGTTTTCAACTTCGCATCCGCTGCCATGAGCATATCGAGGGCTGCTTTCAGATCGAGCATGGTTAGTTCTCCTTTTTCAAAATATGGTTTACACGTTCGCTCAGGCTCTGCGCCTGACGATCAAACTCCGCCGCGGCGGGATCGCTGGATTCCGCGCTGGGCGTAGGATTGACAGTTTCAGCAGACCGGCTCCGAGGTGAGGGCGAGCCGCCGCGCATCTGGTTGAAAAGGCGCGTCACGGTCTGGTCAAGGGTTTCAATACGGTCTGCCATCCCCGATCGAATGGCTTGCTGGGCGCTAACCACGCGCCCTTCGCCGTATCCATTGCGAACATCGTCGGTTTTGACTCCGCGATGAAGGGCAATCGAATTCAAAAAACTTTCGTACACGTCACTGACGCGGGACTGGATGACGGCATGAGCTTCTTCGGAGAGCGGCTCATAGGGATTGCCTTCGGTCTTGTATTTGCCCTCTTTGATAAACGTGACCTTGACACCATCCTGCTCAAGTTTCTTGCTGACATCCTGATGCACGGCGAATACTCCAACTGAGCCTACTTCGCCATCGGGTGTGGAAACGATCTCATCGGCAGCGGACCCGATCCAGTACGCGGCGGACGCCATCAAGTGATTGGCAACTGCCACGATCGGCTTTTTGCCACGTGCCTGATAGATTCGGTTGGCAGCTTCGGCGATGCCAGTGACCTGCCCGCCAGGGCTGTTGACATCGAGCACGATTGCGCCGATCTCAGGGTTTTCGACCAAGGCAGAGAATTCGGCAGCGAAACGTTCTGCGCTGGTACCGCCAGACATTTCGGTCATCATGTTGGCACGCGGAAAGATCGTGCCAAAAAGCGGCAAGATTGCTACAAGCTGCGGGTTGCC